AAACAGAAGCAAAGGTAGAGGTTTCATAATGCAAGCACATGGTAAATATAAATGTACAATGCAAGCAGCCACCGGTCGAAAGAGCATCTACGTTCACAAGCTCGTAGCTGAAGCAGCCTTGGGAAAGCCAATACCTAGTGGCTCACCAGTACACCATGTAGATGGTAACAGGGGAAATAACAACCAATCTAACCTTGTTATTTGTGAGGATAAGGCATATCATATGCTGCTGCACAAACGTACAGATGTTTATGAAGCTGGTGGTGACCCCAACTTAGACAAGATATGCACTGGTTGTAAAAACGTGCAAGCCTTGTCAAACTTTTCTAGCAACAGGACTAGGGTTGATGGAGTAAACAACCTCTGTAAACCTTGCGATAATGCAAAAAACAAAGAAAGATATATGAGGAGAAATGTATCCACCTACTTATAGATGGTGACCCAATTGTTTATCGTGTTGGGTTCGCAAGTCAAACAAAGGATAAAGAAACGGGTGAGGTAACTGCTGATCCAGTGTCACATACCTTACACAGCTGTAAACTATTCATAGAGGGTATGTTATATGATACGGGGTCCACCTCCTACGCAGTATTCCTAACAGGTAAAAATAACTTTAGACATACAGTACGGGACGACTACAAGGCTAACCGCAAAGGGGCAGACAAGCCTGTACACTACCAAGCAATCAGGGACTACATGGTTAAGAAGTTCCAAGCACAGGTAGTAGATAAGATTGAGGCGGATGATGCTTTAGCATTAGCGCAGACTGAGGACAGTTGCATTGCTACAGTAGATAAAGATTTACTAATGGTTCCAGGTTCTCATTACAACTATGTTAAGAAAGAATTCACTGAGGTATCTGAAGATGAAGGGACGAGATTTTTCTTTGAGCAAATGCTCACTGGAGACAAGGTGGATAATATTACAGGTATCCGTGGTATTGGTCCGGTTAAAGCTAAGAAGCTACTTGAAGAAACTAAGAGAGAAGGTTGGGAAGCTATGGTACTTGAGAAGTACGAAGAAGCATTTGCCCCCGATGGATTCCAGAGGGCGGTAGAGAACAGCCAGCTGCTGTGGATGTTACAACGTAATCGTAGTATGCCAATGGAGTTCAAGAATGAAAGCAAGACCTAAGGGTAATAAGTTCGGTAAGTTTAGAAGCGGTTTAGAACTAAAGTTTGCACAGAACTTCTCAGGACATGGCTTTGAATTTGAACCATACAGCCTACCTTATATCATTAAGAAGAACTACAAACCAGACTTTGTGTATGAGGAACGTATCATCATTGAGTGTAAGGGGTTCTTCAGGATAGGGGATACGCAGAAGTACAAAGCAATCAGGGATGAGATTACGCAGTATGAGTTAGTGTTCGTACTGTCTGACCCTAACAAGAAGGTACGCAAAGGTAGTAAGTTAACAATGGGACAGTGGTGTGATAAGGAAGGGTTGGCACACTTCACAGTTGGTGAGGTTGATAGACTACTTGCTTATATAGGGGCCATATAATGAGAGGAGAAGAAGACATAAGATCACCTAGTGACCCTTGGGATTCTAAGATGTGTTTGATAGGGGATTCACCAGAAGAACTAAGGGCAGCTAGGATAGCTAATTACTTTATAACCAAGATGATACATAACAACAAGTGGCGTAATTTTGGAAGAGGATGGGAAGAATGAAGATTTGTGTGATACCTGATTGCCAAGTTAAAGAAGATGTACCTATGGAACACCTTAGACATATAGGTAAGTTCATAGCTGAGAAGAAGCCTGATGTGATTGTTAACATTGGTGACTTTGCTGATATGCCAAGCCTGTCCTTCTACGATAAAGGTAAGAAGTCTTTTGAGAATAGACGCTACCTGAAGGACATACAAGCAGCGGAGGAGGGCATGGATTTATTGATGTCCCCTATACGCAAGGAGATTAAACGCCTTAAGAACAACAAGAAGAAGCAGTGGAAGCCTCGTATGGTCTTAACACTAGGTAACCATGAGGAGCGTATCAACAGAGCAGTAGAGTCTGATGCAATCTTGGAAGACGTTATTGGTATGGGTGATTTACCATACGGTGAGTGGGAAGTGTACCCTTACCTAGAGGTGGTAGAAGTAGAGGGTGTATCCTTTAGTCACTTCTTTACTTCAGGTGTTATGGGTAGACCAGTAAGCTCACCACGCGCCCTGCTTAGTAAGAAGATGACCAGCTGTGTCATGGGCCATGTACAGACTATGGATGTTGCATACGCCTACAAGCCCAATGGTGACCGTGTAACGGGTTTGTTCTCAGGTACTTGCTACCAGCACCACGAGAGCTACCTAACCCCACAGGGTAACGTACACTGGCGTGGTATCCATATGCTGTATGAGGTAAAGGATGGTAGCTTTGACAACCATGCAATCTCCCTACAGTATTTAGAAAACAAGTATAAGGATAAGAAATAATGGAAGTCTTAATAACGAATTGCTCAGATAGTAGTTACTGGTATAGCTCGCATTTTGGTGAAGCCTTTGAGGTAATAAAAGAAGATAGTGATACGTACTGGGTACGAGATCACGATGGTTTCAGGAACGTCATTATGAAGAAGGATGCTGTCCCCTTGACTGAAGACTTACTGTACAGTAGCATAGCTGCGGAGCGTAAGACATCAGATGGTAGCACCGCTGAGTACTATGAACTACCAGCTAAGGCTACTCAGTTACAGCACTTAATCTCAGCTAAGGATATGAATGCACAGATCGGTGAAGTCTTCAGAACGTGTTACAGGTACGGTGAATGCAGTCACAGTGACAAACTACGCGAGGCTAAGAAGATTGCGTTCTACGCGGCAGCGGAAATCGAGAGGTTAGGTAATGAAGATTAATCACCTTAAAGATAATGTGTACTTACTACCCTGTCAGGTAGAGGCAAGGGCTAAGGTAGCAAGAAGGGATGCAGTAGATGATATGCTTGCTAGTTACTGGATGTACGTTAACAATATGTTCTGTAAGGATTCAGATAACTACTTTGATAAGTTCATGGAAGCTACAGATACTTGCAAACAATTAAGAGAGGAAACATAATGTACGTTGAGTTTCAAGTAAAGCAGTGGCACAAGGCCCGTAACTTAGTACACGGTAGCACAGACAAAGACCAGTGCTTGAAGTTAATGCAAGAGGTTGGTGAGCTTAGTGATAGCATATGCAAAGGCAAGCCGGTAATAGATGATGTTGGCGATATACTTGTTATACTTATTAACATAGCAGAAAGAAATGGGTTGAGCTTAGAGGAATGTTTGAAGCACTCCTACGAAGAAATCAAAGACCGTAAAGGCACAATGATGTACGGTGTATTTATTAAAGAGGAAGACAACAATGAGTAACATGACGGAATACCAAGAGTACATTGCATTGTCCCGCTACGCACGTTGGATACCGGAGGAGTCACGCAGAGAGAGTTGGTCTGAGACTGTTGACCGTTACATGGTTAACGTAGTTAAAGATAAAGTACCAAGTGCTATGCAGAAGTCTATACGGGAGGCTATCCTAAACCTGGACGTAGTGCCTAGTATGCGTGCATTGATGACAGCTGGTGTTGCTATGGATCGTGACAACACTTGCGCTTACAACTGCTCATACTTACCTTGTGATGACCCTAAGTCTTTTGATGAGGCTATGTTCATCTTGCTATGTGGTACAGGTGTAGGGTTCTCAGTAGAGCGTCAGTACGTTGGTAAGCTACCTGACATCCCTGACCAGATGTTTGAGAGTGACACCACCATTGTGGTTAAGGACAGTAAGGAAGGTTGGGCTAAGTCTCTACGTCAGCTTATCTCCTTACTGTACGCTGGTGAAATCCCTAAGTGGGACGTGTCACGGGTACGCCCAGCTGGTGCTAAGTTAAAGACCTTTGGTGGTAGAGCTTCTGGCCCTGCTCCCCTTGAAGAATTGTTTGTGTTTACCTGTGATACATTCAAGGCAGCTAAAGGTAGTAAGCTGAGTAGTATACAGTGCCATGACTTGATGTGTAAGATTGGTGAAGTAGTAGTGGTAGGTGGTGTACGTAGATCCGCTATGATCTCATTGAGCAACCTGTCTGATGACCGTATGCGTCATGCTAAGTCTGGACAGTGGTGGGCAACTGAGCCACAACGTGGCCTAGCTAACAACAGCACTTGTTACACAGAGAAGCCTGACGTTGAAACATTCCTCCGTGAGTGGACATCTTTGGTTGAGTCTAAGTCAGGTGAACGTGGTATCTTCTCACGGGTAGCTTCACAGAAGAAAGCAGCAGAGAATGGACGTAGGGATGCAAAGCATGACTTTGGCACTAACCCTTGCTCAGAGATCATCCTACGCCCTTACCAGTTCTGTAACCTAACTGAAGTAGTGGCCCGTGTTGATGATACAGAGAAGAGCCTAGCAGCTAAGGTAGAGATAGCAGCGGTACTTGGTACTATCCAAAGTACTTACACTAACTTCCCCTACCTGCGTAAGATATGGCAACGTAATACAGAAGAGGAGCGTTTGCTGGGTGTGTCCATTACAGGGATCATGGACTCTAAACTGTTGTCAGGTTTACGGGACAATGAAAAGAGTATTAACCTACTCGGCCATCTGAAGGCTGTTGCAGTTAAGACTAACAAGAAGCTGGCTGATAAGCTGGGCATTGAGCAGAGTACAGCCATCACCTGTGTTAAACCAAGTGGTACTGTCTCTCAGTTAGTTGACTCAGCGTCAGGTATCCATGCTCGACACAGTGAGTATTACGTTCGTACAGTGCGGGGTGATAACAAAGACCCACTTACTCAGTTCATGATCGCTAAGGGTATCCCTAATGAACCGGATGTAACTAAGCCTGACACCACTACAGTGTTTAGCTTCCCTGTACAAGCACCTAAGGGCTGTATTACCCGTAATGATATGACTGCTATTGAACAGCTTGAGATGTGGTTATTGTTCCAACGTCACTGGTGTGAGCATAAGCCTTCAGTTACTATTACGGTTAGAGATCACGAGTGGATAGCAGTAGGGGCTTGGGTGTACGATAACTTTGATGAGGTGTCAGGTGTGTCCTTCCTACCACACTCAGATCACTCGTACCGTCAAGCACCTTACCAAGAGATAGATCGTGCTGCATTCCTTAACAAGACGGCAGAGATGCCCAAGGCAGTGCAGTGGTCAGACCTAACGGAGTTTGAACTGGAGGACACCACCGTAGCTAGTCAGACCTTGGCTTGCACCGGTTCGTCTTGTGAGTTATAATGGGCAAAGGAGATAAGCGTAGGAAAGAAGACAGGGTTAAGATACGCAACAACTGGGATGCTATCTTTAAACCTAAAGTAAAGAACGAGACACCATTCACTGAGCTTTATGAACAGGCTAAGGAGAAGGAGAGGCAAGAAGAGAAGTGAAACAGGGAACGGCCCCCGCAATGGGGGCTTTTCTTTGCCTGTTATTCCATGCTGTTTAAAGCATCCCCTTGTTTCATCAACTCAGACACACTGGTATTCTGTGAGTTTAGCTGCATATTGATCTGCCGGTTTACAAGGCCAGCCTTCAGGAACTTACGAATGTCCCTAGGGTGATCCTGTATGTATTGCGCCCTCTCAAATGTATCCAAGTTACCCACCAGCTTATCCCTTTGAGATAACCCAGCCCTTGTGTCCTGCATACGCCGCTTGTACTCACTCCTTACCCTTCCTGCTAAGATAGGCTCCTTCTTGTAAAGCTCACTTAGCTTCTTACCAAAGTCGTTACCAGCAAGCCCACCAAACTCCCTATCGAAGTAGTCAGTAGTGGATTCCTCACCCTCTGTATCTAGGGGCTGGTACTTGCCCTCTAATACATCAAGTATATCTGAGGTATTAACACCAGCATCCTTGAGTATACCTATACGGGTATCTTCATCCATACCTAGGGTCTTCATGTTATTGTTATGCACAACAATCTGACCAAAGTTCTGCTTGCGTATGTTTTCAGATGCAACATACTGTTCCTGCTTTTGACTAGGTGTGGGGTTGCGGTACTTAACTAGGTTTTTGTAGTCAGCTGCACCTTGTCTAAGGCTGGACACATTGTCCTTAACCTTGAACATAGCGGATAGCTCTACGTCAACCTTGTTGAACCTACCACCAGCCTGTCTTACTGCTATCTCCTCTGTGGTGTACTTAGGGTCTGGTTTAAGGCTGTCTAGGACTTTAGTAAGCTCTCTACTAGCACCTGGAGAAAACGCCTCAGAAGCGAAGTAAGAGAGCCTCTCGGCTAAGTTACCACCGAAGTCAGTCTGGTTAGATATTTTCTTACCCTTCTCATCTCTGTTATTTACAGCTTGCAGGGCAGACCTAGTTACGAAGGAACCTTCCCCGATGAACTGGTCAGCCAGCTGTTGGCTAAGGCTCTCTAAAGGGGTATCGCTCATAGCTGCATTGAATGCCTCAGCCATCATAGTATGTGGCACTACATAGGACATATTCATGTAGGACAACTTACCAGTTTCAGGGTCTTTGTTGAACAGTAAAGATTTGTTCTTATCGTACTCAGGTACTACTGTATCTCTAAGTGCTTTTTCCTCTTCTAATCCAACCCCATTGTTATCGTTCCAAGCTCTCCTTGTTGCCTCAGTACCAGCAGTCACAGCAGTAAGGGCTACCAATCTCTTAATACCCTCAGTCCGTATAGCTGATATATTGGCTGCATCAGCAATGTTTAATGTAGCCCCAAACTTCTCTGGTGAGAAAGCCATGTGCTTTGCGTATCTAACTTGGTGGTATATGTTACGTGTGAACTCAGCTGTAAAGGCTACGAACTGCGGTAGGATACCATGCTTAGACGCTATTTTAAGTAAGGGGCTTAGTTTCTCATAGTTCTGGAAGGTATCATTAGTCAACCTAGCAGCAGCGTACTTGAGCTTATCCCCTTTCAAGGTTGGGTACATCTTACTCAAGACAGCTTGGTTGTGTGTCCACACCCCATAGCGGGCAGCTGTATCAGTAACCATGTACGCCTTAGAGAAAGGTGTTAGTACCTTGTCTAAACTCTCTGAGAATATACCCCTATCAAGCCCTGCCCTTATGTCACCAACGTCTACGTTAGCTGCACCTAGGCCGTACTTAGTCATATCCCGAATAGCACCCATAAACTGGGTTCTACTCTTCTCTGAAGTACCACTTACTAAGTCCTCAACATTGCCGAACTCAGTCAGAGCTAACTTCATACCCGTGCGTACACCCTTACTAAAAGGGTTCATACCCATAGCAGTCATAGTAGTGGCAGCACCCCATGCGTTAGTAGCATAGGAGGGTGGGTTGAACAAAACCTTAACAGCCTTAGTCAAACTTACAGTGGTAGACAAGGCATCAGCTGCACCCCTAAGGAGGAAGTTATCTGGCCCTGAATTCTTAGCTAGGTATGATTGACCTACGGCGTACTGTACTTCGTTGGGTACGAATAAGCCTGTGTCTAAGTTACCAGCTAACTCTAGTTTAGTACCACCAGCAGCTTGTAAAGGGCCAGCTAAACCAGCCTTCTGTAATGACTTAGCAACTAGCAGATCAGTCTGGTTACGGTAGACTGTCTTAGCAAGGCCATCCAGAGTCCCCCTAATGCGTTCTGAGGGCTTTACTATCTCACCTAGGAAGTCAGCCTCTGCCCTTCCAGGATTGGTTCTAGCGCGAAGCATGGAGTCTACAGAGCCACCTCTGAATCTAGTATGTGAATCCCTAGAGGATGCTGAGTTAGATATTAAGTTATCTATGTGTTTACTTGCTAATCTGTTTGCTTCCACAGGAGACATCTTAGGGTTCTTATCTATCAACTTACCCGCTATTTCTTTATGAGCAGCAGATCTCTTGGCAGCACTAACCACATACTTAGGGTTAGTAAAGAGTTGGTACTCCCTGCTAAAGTACTGTGGGGTATCGGCCCGCATACTGTCCACAATCTTCTCTACCAAAGCAGATTGCTTCTCTTGGTTTAAACCCTTGAAGGTCTGGAGGTCTAGTTGTGTAAGTAATTCCTTCTGGAAGGTACGCATCTCCTTTGCATAGATTTTAAGATCAGCAGCAACAGTTGTACCTGCCAATCTCTTAGACATCTTATTAGTATCGATGAAGTCACCAATGTCCACCTCTAGGGATGGGTCTTTAGCAATGGCTTTATCTACATTACGGGCTATGCGGGTAGTTAGGTTCTCAACTGATTCTAGGTTCTTCTTACCATAGAACACTGCATCAGCAGCTTCCTTGCCTATAGTCTTAGAGGGCTTGAATGCAATCTTACTCTTAGTCCAGCGTGTCAGCCTATCCCCAGCGAACACAGCAGCATCCTCACCAGTTAAGGAATCTACAATCTTATTATTTACATCACTCTCCTGCATATTGTAGATTAGCTTACGAGCATCAACCTTAGCTGGCTCAGTTACAGGGCCACCAGAACTCAATGCTGCAATATCATCAACCGTTAGTTTGCCTGAGACTGCCATCTCATCTATCTCTTGAACAGTCTTACCTACAACCTTACGATAAGCTGGCCCAATACCCTGTGTCAAACCCCCAATAACACTACCGAATATAGCACCACCACCCGCAAACAGAGCTAACTCTCCCGGAGTGGGAGGCCTTTGTTCATCGATGACAGCAATAGCCGTAGCTTCCGCAGCACCAAACATAGCACCACGCTTACCTTCAGCCAAAGCACCTATCTTCATTGCTTGAGCTGTAGTTAAGGGCATACCCGCAGCCTTAGCAGCAGCCTTAGCAGACTGAACAGCCTTAGCTCCGGGGATTAGGTTGATAATGCCACCCATAATGGCACGACCTATAGAGTAGTTCTCCCTTCCCTCTATCTCTTGAGCAGTAAGGCTACCTACTA